GCTAGGGCTACTACAGATTCTTTGCCATCTATAATGGTAATGAATAGATTTACTAGACAAATAGTAGCAGAGTACACTGGCCGTACAGATAATCCTAATGATTTCTATGAAATATGTAGAAAGATGTTGTTATACTATAACGCGACAGGAATGTACGAACAAAACCTTGTTGGTATGTTTACTTATTTTGAACAAAAGAAATCTTTATATTTATTATCAGACACTCCTTATCAACTTAGAAACTCAGATACATATAAAGTAGGAACTAATACATCTAAAGGTATTAACGCATCTATGAAAGTAAACCAAACAGCCAGGGATTATATTAAATCTTGGTTATTAGAGCCTATATCAGAGAAATCAGAACAGAGGGTTATAGAAAGTATTTATTCTCCTGCTATATTAAAAGAATTAATAATGTGGAATCCTCAAGGAAACTTTGACCGTGTTTCTTCGTTAGGTATGTTAATGTGGCACGATGCTACAACTAGAGTTCATATAGAAGAACGTACTCAGGAAATAAAAACGTTCTTAGACCATGATTACTTTAAAAAATTTGGAGTTCACAAAAAACAAGAACGTAAAAATGCATTTGACGATTTTAAAGATAAATGGTAATATTTATAATAAAAGTGTTTATTTAAAAATTTATGTTTAAATTTGCTTTTTAAAATATAATTTCATATGGCACAGAGAACGGCTACTAAGATACAGGGCTTTACTAACTTTCCTAGACAAAAGTTATCTACAAAAAAGAAAACAGAAGATTGGTACAAAGATAACATAGACTTTGCAGAAAACATCTTAATAGATGATGAGGGCCTTAGAGCTAATTTTAAAAATAAAAGAACTAACTACAATCTTAGAGCTAATCTAATTAATGTACGTGACTTTGAAAAATATATTAATCCTGATAACTTAGACTTAGAATCTCTTCCTGCTAAGTTTCAACATATAGGAATAGAAAATTCTAAGATTAATTTATTACTAGGAGAATATGCTAAACGTAAAAAAGAATACAGAGCATATATATCTTCTAATGATCAAGAAGGACTTTCAAGAAAAGAAAGAGAACTTAAAAGCCAGCTAGATAATATTGTTAATGGAATTATCACAGGGCAAAATAAGCCACAAGAAGTTGTACAAAAAGAATTAGAAGATTTTCAAAAGTATGCTAGATATGATTTCCAAGACATAGCAGAAATTACAGCAAACAAGATTTTAAAATATGAATATAAAAAACAAGATTTAGATTTCTTGTTTCTTAGAACTTTTGAAGACTTACTCACAGTAGGTGAAGAAATAGTTTACTGTGGAGTTCTTGGCGGAGAACCAGTAATGAGAAGAGTAAATCCTATGAATATTTTTACTCTAGGAGGCAACTCTATGTTTATAGAAGATTCAGATGTTATTGTAGAATACTCTTACGAATCTATTGGACAAGTCATTGATGATTATTGGGACGAGCTAAAACCAAAAGACGTAGAATATTTAGAAACAGGTAGTATCTCAACAGATGCTATTAATACAGTAGGGTTAAACAGAGACATTTCAGTATTTGATTATTATGGGGAAGAAGGTGCGTTACAAATATTTCACCCTAACGAATTGGGGAATCGTACATTTGCAGGAGCTTTTGACACTAATGGTAATGTAAGAATTGTGCGTACATGTTGGAAGTCTAGAAGAAAAATTGGAAAACGTAAATATTACGATGAAGATGGAGACGAGCAATATGATTATGTAGATGAAGAGTATGTAGCTAAAAAAGATTTAGGAGAAGAAGTAGAGTGGATATGGGTAAACGAATGGTTAGAAGGGACTAAAATAGCTGACCATATTTACGTTAATATGAGACCTGTACCATTTGCTAATAAATCTATAACTAATAAGTCTAAAGGTACACCTCCGTATATTGGAGCAATTAATTCTACTAACGATTATAGAGTACAATCTCTTATGGATGTTATGAAGCCTCTTGCTTATTCATATGACATTGCATATTATAAAAGAGAATTAGAGATAGCAACTTATAAAGGAAACTTTGCAGCAATTAACGCTTCAATGGTTCCTTCAGGTTGGGATCCTGCAGAATGGATTAGATACATCACAGTAAATAAATTTGGATTCTTAGATCCAACTAATGAAATTCTTAAAGGCCCTTCTCAAGGTAAATCCGCTGGAGCTTATAATACACTTACTGCTACTAATGTACAATTAGGTGACCCTCAAGCTATTCAAATGTATACTAACTTATTAGTAGATATAGAAAATACTTTAGGTAAAATAGCAGGTGTTACAGGCGCACGTGAAGGCCAGATTCAAAATAGAGAAGCAGTAGGAAACGTAGAAAGAGAAGTAGCACAGACATCTCATATTACAGAAAAGTGGTTTGCTATTGATAGCAACTTCCGTAAACGAGCACTTACTAAATTTTTAGAGTCTTGTAAGTATGCATATAAAAAGTATCCTAAAAATTCTCAATTTTTACTTGATGATATGGGTACAGAAATGGTTCAAATGTTTGATGAGTTTGGTTCTACAGAAATGGATATTCATATTTCTAATTCTACAGAAGATACAAAACTACATGCACAATTAGAATCACTTGCTCAAGCTGCTATTCAAAATGGACAAGCTAAGATTGAAGATTTAATAGGTATATCACAATCTGAGTCTGTACAAGAAATAGCTAGAAAACTTGCAGACTCTGCTGCTAAGATTGCAGAGGAACGTAAGCAAGCTGAACAACAAGCTCAAGAAAGTGCACAACAAATGCAACAAGCACAACTACAAGCTGATCAAGCTAAACAACAAAGAGAAGACTATCATAAAGAAGAAGATAGAAAACTTAAATATGCAGAGCTTGAACAAAAAAGAGAAGAAGCGCAATTAAGAGCAGAAGTAGAAATTACTAAAAAGCGAGTTGATAGAGATTTAAATAATAATGGTGTTGACGATCAAGTTGATTTAATGAAAGCAGAGATGGGGGCTGAGTATCAAAGTAAGCAATTAGATATTAAACAACAAGAATTACAAGAGCGTATTCGATCTGATAAAGCTAATGAAGAAATCAAAAGAAAACAAGAAGCCGCTAAAAACAAAGAATCAAAATAAAGCTATACGCCTATAGAACTTAAAAACCAAAATAAAAAACATAGTTTATCAAAATTATTTTAATATTGTAACTAAATTAAGACAGCAATGAGTGAGAAAGACAATTTATGGGAAGGCATTAGTATAATGTCTCCACAAGAAATGGAGCAAGGCTATTCAGAACCTGAAGATACTTCAGAGGTAGTAGAAGAAGCTCCAACGGAAGAGAAAGAAGAAAATGATGGGTTAACCATCGAACCTGTATCAACGGATAGAGGTGAAGTTGACAACGAGGAACCTAGTATTGAAACTACAAGTTCAGAAACTACAGAGACTCAAGAAGAAGAGCGTCAAGTACAACTTAATAAGTACTCAGCACTTATTAAAGATATGATTGATGAAGGAGTTCTTACTGGCCCAGAGGGAGATGAGCTAGAAGACCTTTTAAAAGATGCATCTACTTCTACTATTAAAAACTTAATGTCTCATACTGTTGAAAAAGCTTTTAAAGCTAAAGAACAGAATTGGAAAAATAGTTTCTCAGGAGCTAAGAAGAAATTCTTAGAAATAGAAGATGCATTTACAGATGCAGATTCTGCGATACAAATGGCACAACGATTAGAATTTTTTGATAATGTCTCAGACGCAGAAATTTCAGAAGATGCTAATCTACAAAAACAAATGTATTTTGAATATTTAAAGTCTAAGAACTTTTCTGATTCAGATGCATATGAAGCTATTGAAGAAGCAGACGCTATTAATAAGTTAGAGGAAAAAGCACTTAAAGCTCTTCCTGAACTTAAGAGAGAAGCTCAAGGATATGTAGAGCAATCTAGAAAAGAAAAAGAAGCTTATCAAGCAAAACTTCAACAAGATTATGAAGAAAACTATAAACGCTTGATGGGTACTATTGACGAAAAGGAAGAGTTTGTACCTGGTCTTAAATTAAATAAAATCTCTAGAGATAAAATTAAGGCTAATATAACAACTCCTGTGTACAAAGATCCTAAATCAGGACAAGAGTACACTAGCTTAATGTACAAGCAAATGAGAAACCCTAATGAGTTTCAAATGCTTATTAACTATTATGACTCAATAGGATTATTTAATTTAGATAAAGAAGGAAAGTTTAATCCTGATATTTCTAAATTAAAAAATGTAGCTAAAACAAAAGCTGTATCTGAATTAGATAGAGTGTTAGCAAGAGAAAATGAATTAGGAACAGGTAGAGGTAACTCTAACCAAGCTTCTGCATCTACTCAAAGCGCACTTGATTTATTAGAAGCAGCATATAAAAGAAGAAAGTAAATAATTCGTTTAATAAATAAATAAAAACAAAAATGGCACAATTACTTCCATTACAAAAGTATGAAGCGATTGATTACAATGGTTTAGTCACTGACAACCATTTTCACGCTTTGTACATGCAAAAGCCTGAGTTGATTAGCACTGTGATCAAAGAGATCTACAAAGTTAATCTTCAAGGTAAATTACGTGAGTTTGTAGACCGTTTTCCTGTGAAAGAAGTTGAGCAAGAGAATGGATTTTACAACTGGATGCTCCAAGGGCAACAAGACAAAAACCTTCCTCTAGTTGATGCAGAGACTATTGATGGTTCATCTGTATCTGCAAGTACATTCCCATCATTGGTTGGTGCAAACGGACAACGTTTCTACTTAATCTTTGATGAGCCTTTGTTCGAAGAAACTAACGTTCTTCGTGGAGAATCTGATGCTTACCACTACTTAGTTAAAAAAGTAATGGACGCAGGATCTCGTTACAAAGTAGAAGTAGAATTAGTAACTGACGACACTGATGCAGTTGTTCCTGTTGAAGAACTTGCTATTGGAACTCGTTTCTCTAAGTTCTACTCTTTAGCACCTTCTACTCTTTCTTACCAAGGAGCAGAGCCTTATTTCACTTCTCCATGGAGAATGGAAAACCGTCCATCTACACTTCGTATGGAGTACAAAGTAGCTGGTAACACTATTAACAAAGGTAAAAACGAACCATTAGAGTTTGGATTTAACTATAAAGGTCGTACAGAAAAAGTTTGGATTAACTACCAAGATATGGTAGCTCATCATCAATGTGAAGAGATGTTTGCTCGTATGATGATGTACGGTAAGAAAAACTGGACTGCTGACCACAAGTACTTGAACAAAGATGACAACACTAAATATGCTATCGAAGCAGGTGCTGGATTCTTTGAGCAAATCGCTCCTTCTAACGTACACTACTACAACAGCTATGACCTTGATTGGCATTTAGAATTGTTGTTAGATATGGGTATTGGTAAAATTGAGCGTGGTAAGCGTACTATTCACTTACTTACAGGTGAATTTGGAGCTATCGAAATCTCTAAGCAAATTCAAGCTAAGAGTGGTTCTCAAGTAACTATCGTATCTGATAAGTTCTTAACTTACAACAGTAAAGATACTAACCTTGGTGGTTCAAACACTAAAGGAGCTCTTGAGCCTCAGTACAACATCTATGAGTGGTACAACGGAGTAGTTATCAAAGTAGAAATCCTTGATTTCTTTGATGATGATGTATACTTCCCACAACGTCACCCAGATGGATTAGGTATCGTAGAATCTCACAGAATCTTAGCTCTTGACTACGGTGAAGATGCAGGAATCTATCGTGTTAAACCAAAAGGAGTTCCAGATTATAACTGGGCGTACATTCCTGGTATGAGAGATCCTTTCTCTGCAGGTGGTAAAGGTAAGCCTAAAATGGTAGCTTCTCCTATTGATGGATATGAAGTACATTTCCAAAAATGGGGTGGTATGATGATCGAAGACCCAACTAAAGTTGTAGACTTAAGATTGTTGGTTGAAAAATAAATAAATAATTTCCTCCTCTACTTCGGTAGAGGAGGATTATTTTAAAGAGAGAAATAATTAATAAATTAAATATGGCAGCAACAAAAGAAAAACCAGAGGTGAAGAAAATTTATGGCTCGTTCTTAAAAGATCAGATTGTAGACATTAAGCCAGTAGAATCTTCAGGTAAATGGAAAAACTTATTAGCATCAGGTCAGGATATGAATAAATCTCCTTTCTTGTTTAATAAAATTAAAAGAAGTTTCCAAGTTCCTTTAAATAGTTCAAGAAAGGGAGGCGGAGTAAAAGTTATCTTAGATGATAACACTAAAGTACTAATTAAAAAGTACGAAGAACAATTCCCAGAGGGAATGACTGAAAGACAGTTCTTTGAAAAAGAAATAGGGATAGACTTAAATCCTAGCTCACCAAAAGAATCAAACTTTTGGAGAACAGATAAAAGAGGACGAGTAACTTTAACTAAAGAAGGAGTTACTTTAAATCTTAATCAAACTATGGATATGTTAAGATATAAGATTCTTATTTCTAATGAAAATTTGGTAGCACCAAACTACGATGTTCGTAAGAATAAACAAACTTATGAATTTATGGTAGTAGACCAAGGTAAACTTATTTCTAAAAGAGTTGAAGAAGCAGATCTTAAATCTAAAGCATTTAGTAAATATGCTGAGGTTACAAGTAATCTTACTTCAATGATTAGATTTATTAAAGCACTTGGTAGAACTGTACCAGCTAACTACACAGAAAACTGGTTAAAAGGAGAAATCCTTACTGTTTTAGAAAACAGCCACAGTGCTTTCTTAAGTGTAGTAGATGATCCAAACTACGAACTAAAAATCTTTATTCAAAATGCAACAGAAGTTGGAGCAATTAAAAGAATGAATGAAAGACGTTATGTTCTAGATAATGGTATCGAACTAGGTGATTTATCTTCTGTGATTCAATGGATCTCAGACCCTGATCATCAAGAAACAAAAATGAGAATAATGTCTCAAATAGAGATGGCAAAAAAATAGTAAATGACTGCAAACGAAATGGCAACAGAATTAGAACTAGAACTAGACAGATCGTCTAGTTTTGGTTCCCCTGGTTATGAAGACTTTGAATTAGCTAGTGTTCTAAACAAAGCCCAAGAGTTGTATGTCAAAAAGTTCATTGACAGAAAAAACAATCGCAAAAGCGAAAGTTTTGAAGAAACAGAAATTAGAGGTCAAGGGTTAAGTGCTCTTATTAAAAGAGCAGTTACCCTGACTGTTTCTGCAGACCAAACTGGAGTATTTCCTAATGGCCAATACTTTGATCTTCCTGAAGATTTTATGTATTGTATCCAAGAGGATGTAACAATAGATAAAAACGTTTGCAACACAGATGACCCAATAGTAGCAAGTGTATTTATAGTACAACATGATGAGGTTACTTCTTATAGAGGAAATAAATATAAGAAGCCTTATTATAAAAACTATGGAAGTGCAAAAATATGGAGACTATTCTATTCTAGAGAAATAGATGGTTATAATCCAGCACTAACAGCTACTGATAAAAGACATCAATTAATAACTGATGGTACTTTTAATGTAGCGGATTATACAATGAGTTATTTGATTAATCCAAAAGAAATTATCG